AGGATGCTTGAGTCCTTGGCAAGCTGAACCATCAAATTGGAATACTTCTCCAGCGCTGGAAGGAGGAACTCGGACAACTGAACGAAGACTCCAGCCTGCACCGCATGCAAGCGCCGCAGATTATCGTTAAATTGTTCTGCGGCAGCCGCCGCCTTCGTGCTGATGACAATACCAAACTTGCGCGCTTCGTCCGCCGTTGCCTCGATACCAGTTTTACCTTGATTGAGAAGAGGAATGAGATCGGCACCCGCGCGCCCAAACAGTGCCACGGCAACTGCGGTCTTCGTCGCACTATCCTTGTATCCAGCGAAGGATTGAGCGAGGTCCTTGACCAGAACATCTGTGGTCTTCATCTTCCCGGAGCTATCGGTGACCGATACTCCAAGAGCCTTGAACGCGGTTGCCGCATCACTCGTCGGCTTGGCGACGGCTTCGGTCATAGCCTTCGAGAGCTTGACCATTCCCTTCTGGAGAGACTCGAAAGAAACATCGGCGAGGTCTGCAGCATACTTCAACTCAGATAGGCGCTCGACCGGGATGCCGATCTTCTGAGAAGCCTTGTTGAGCTTATCCGCTTCGTCAATCGTTCGGTTGATGGCCACGGCCACGGCCGTACCGATGGCAACGAAAGAAGCGGCAATCGCTCCTGCAGCCTTGGCAGAAACCCCGCCAAAGTCGCCGAGAGATTTAGATGCCGCCTTCATCCCGGTCTCGAACGCGGCGGTGTCCACGCCAAGGACCGCGCGTAGAGTTCCGATGACCGAGTTACCTGCTGCCATTGTGTTTTCCCATCTTGCCGTAGCCGAGAGCCGACCACATCCTGGCGGTGGCGATCTGCTGCGCTTCCGTCTGTCGCGACTTGCCCCTGCCCTTCAACTTGATCTGAAGCTTGGACAGCGGCGGCGGTCGCTTCATGCGCGGCATGTTGAAGATCAAGTAGGCGTGCAACATGCGGTCGTTGTGCTCGACGGTCAGGCGGTAGTCACGCGCCGTCGTGATGCGCTTGATCTCCCTTGGCGTCTTGCCCCAGAACTGATCTGGGTCAAGACCTAGTTTGATCCAGTCGCTGTGGAGGGCCGCCCAGTCCCATTTGCCTGAGCGGCCTCCTTGGGAGGGCTGGCTTCTCCTCCCTCCGCTTCCGCGAACGCCATGCTGAACGACTTGACTACGTGCTGCATGGCCTCGACCGGAGTCAGCGCCTTAAACAGCAGGTGTTGTGTCTCCTGGTCGAGGTGACCGTGCTTGGCCGCCAGACCTGCGAAGAAGAACTGGCGAACGGTTCGCATGCTCATGGTCGCAGGGTCAGACATCAAGTCACTAATCTGGCCCATCGACTTATCGAGCCTCTCTTCGAGGTCGCACATCGTGTCCGCCGAGAAGAGCAGCGTGTACGACTTGCCGTCAACCTCGAACGAGTACTCACCCTTGTGCGGGTTAGCCATTGAACACTCCTACAGGGTTACAGAGAATACGAAGTGGTGATGTCGCCGGAGACGCGGATGGTGCAGGTCGCGGACATCTTGTCTTCGGTCTCTGCCGAAGGCTCGTAGCCCTTGACGTAGCCGACGAACTCCCAGTACGTCCCGTTGCTCCACTCCATCTTCCAGTTCGCGACCGTGCCAGCGGTCTTGAGGTTGATCAGGATGATGTCAGTGGCAGAGCCGGGTATCCAGTTCATGTCAAAGCTGGCTTCACCCGGATCAATCAGGCCGGAGATGAACTCGCGGGTGCGGTTCGGGCTCTGCATGTGGGTCACGTCCACATCGTCCACCTCGAAGTTCGGTGGAGTGATGTTCTGGATTTCCGCCAGCTCGTTGTACTCGGGTGGGCTGCCGAAGGGAGAGTCAGCGCTCTCCACGTAGACCTTGCCACCATAGCCAATCAATGCGTCAGACATCGCGCGGTTCCTTTTGACAGAGGGAAGGGTTACACCTTGTTACGCAGAGCCTTGCGCTCCATGCGAGCGACTGCCTTGTCGATCTCCTCGCGGAGCGTTTCCTTGATCGTGTCCAACATCGAAGTCCGGCTCGCATCCCAGGCTGGACGCATGAATGGCTTCGGCGACATCTTGCGCGTACCGAACTCCTGGAACACGCCCCAGAACGCAGCTCTGGTTGGACCGGCATGCGTGACGGCAGAGCGGCCCTCGCCGCCAGCCGCCTTGTTCGCGGCGCGAGCGGCTGACGAGGCCTCTGCCCTTGTCGAGCCTTCACTCATCGCTGCCGCGAAGGCTGCCTTGCCGGGACTGATGATCTTGGCCTTGGCCACCTTAATCTCTTTCTTCAGCATCCCGCTCTTCTGAGGAGCCATCGAGATCGCGAGGTCAGCGTAGTCGGCCGCCGCCGCCGTGGCCGCACGCTTGAGAACGTTGCCCTGCGTTGCCTTGGACAACACCTTCATGTTGTCTTCAAGCTCCTTCAGTCCTTCAACCTTGACGGTTGTCTTGAGGCTGGCCACTCAGCTCTCCTCGAACCAGACGATGTAGTCGTGGCTGACGAGGTACAATCCGGAGTCTGCGTCGAAGTCGTCTCGCTCGCTCTCGAAGAAGATCGCTTGAACGATAACGCTGCTCTGAGGCGAGCTAGTACCCCACGCCATAGCGCCTCTAAACCCATCGATCCGCTCCTTGACTTCACCCGCAAGAGCAATCGCTTCATCTACGGTCGCACCCCAGCAGTCGATCTGGATGCGCGGACGGGACAGGCCGGAGCGCCCCTGCATGTGGCGGTCGCCCTGACCGGAAATCATGTGGTACACGATGTGCGTCAACTCCTGCCCCTGCGGCGGAGTGATTGGATAGATGCGCGTACCGACCAGCGCCGAGATCGCGCTGTCTGCCAGCAGGTACGCACGCAGTCCAGGACGAACATCGATCAGGCTCATGGTTGAATGTCCGGTCTGCGAACTGCGATGATCTGAAGTTCCTTGCGCCGCCCGATCTCCTGCACGGCCAAGATGTCGTAAACCTCCGACGACGTGAAGTCACCCGGAGAGTCGGCACTCGGCGCTGGGTAGATGACGCGATCCAGAGGCCCAAGGTCGGCAACGTCAACGAAGTAGCGAATGCGAAAGTCAACCTGAGCCGAAGCGGCAACCTGCGTTCCCACAGCCACGCGTTCCTCGCCCCGAACCGGCGCATAGGAAGCCGGACGGCGCGCCACGAGGTCGGACCACGTTTCGATGACGGCTCCGCTGTCGCTCTGCGAAGAGGTCATGCGCTGGATCGTGATAAACCTGTCTAGCTTACCGGCTCTCATTGGATCAATGTCCCGAACGGAAAGGGTTTGTTAGAACAAGAAAACCAACGACCAACCCCAGCACCACAACGACACCGCCAACAATACCAACAACTGTTAGAACATCACCTAACGTAATAGCGTGGTTCACTGGATCATCCTCCAAAGGGTTCCATCAACCAACTCGCGCTCGTCCCACTGGTGATACGCGAGAGAGTTCAACCACGGCTGTCGCTCCGGATAGATCGGAGCCTCAATCTGGTTCAGGTCTGTCAGCCCGACGAGCGACGCGGCGCTGTCGGGATGAACGAACACTGGGCACCCCATGACCACGGCTTCGACTGCGGCATTCGAGCCGTGTGTCACGAGGGCATGCGCGCCGTTCAGGTCTTCGTGAAGCTTCCGACCTGAGCGCTGCATCTCCTTGTTACGGGTCACGATGCGGCGGTCAGTCAATGACTTTAGTTCGGCGATAGTTCTTTCCACCCAGCCTTCGATCCTGTGCAATCGCATGTAGGTCTGCGATGGCTCTGCGACGACTATGTGCGATCCGCTCCGTTTCCAGGGCGTAACTTCGGTCTTCAAACGTTGCCACCGATCCGGTGAACATCCCTCGCGTATCGCTCTCATCTGGTAGGCGTTTACGTGCCATCTGTAGAACCCTCCGTTCTCACCGACAGGAAGATCAGTAGCAAACACGCGACGAGCATATCCACGATCCCAATAAATAAAATCTCTTCCACGGGCCACCCATGCGTCTATGGTCGGGCGAAGCTCAGGCGTGCACCCGATGACCGGGATGATGTCGTCATCAAGTTCTTCAAGCTTCTTGATATCCCCACGTGAGACTTGCCCGAGCTTCTCGCCGATGCGCTCGAACAGTCTGAGCTTGAACGCCTTCAACTCCGGCGGGATGTACAGGCACGTCTTCCTTGGGTCGATCATCATTATTTCCTAAAACACATCGGGCACTTTCCATGTCTCGCAGTGGACAATAGACGGTCCAACCAAGAGGTCTCTTGCAATGGTGACATCTGAATTGCGCACCCACTTATGACTTCCGCCACGTAGAGCAGTAGCTTCGTCCGGCCGTGAACTCGCTGATGTGCTCCGGGTCCAGAACAAAGCCGGTATGCATGAAGAAGCGAGTGCCGAGAACCGCCTGCACGTTCTTGCCGTCGTCTTCCCATATCTTTCGCGTATCG